AAAATGAACAAAATCACAGTAAGTTTTCATCAAAACATCATACTGTTCAAATTAAATTCAGAAGATGACATTACGGATGACATAGTGAACTACTTGACACACATCGGTGTATATGATGAACAAGAACTGTCATTTCAGCTATTAGACAAACAGTTGTCAAAACTCCCTCATGAAGTTGTTTTTCATACTATGTATCCTTCATCTGACTCAGATGAGCCACTTTCAAAAATATTAGCTCTAAATGATCAATCAGATTACTTAACACCAGATAAGATCATACATAATGCTGATGATTCAATATCTGTCATTGAAATTAAAACATGTTTTTATGAAGACATGTTTTCCACAAAGTTTTATGAAATTGAAGACTCTTACAAGTTAGAGCTTAACAAAAGAAGTAAAATGTTAGGCAAAACAATACATTTGGAACATTTGATAGTAGGTAGAAACAATGTGTCATCATCAATAGAAATTGATGAATCTCAAAAGACTCGTTTGCTTAAAAACTACAATGTGGCTATAAAGCTAAAGTCAGTGGCAGTCTATCATGGTTGGACTTATGAGCAGAATGATGATTATTCAGAAGACATGAAACAGATGCTGTCAAACATGAAAAAAATGGCAATACCATTAAGGAGTGAAGATAGTTGCATTATAGACATGGATGATTTGGAATTGTGGAAATCAGTAAGCACACAAAGTGCAAAATTGGAAGCAAAAAAACAATATTCTTGTGCATTTAGTGAAACATTGAGGGAACTTTCAAGTATGGAACATGGATATTCAGAAAAAGCCAACAAAAGAAGAGTTAAAAAATATGATGAAAATGCAACTAAGCTGACAAGAGAATTTTGGTTGAGGCACGATTCTCATCCAAATTCTAGGAGAAATGACTTGAAAGCTTGTGTACAATTGCCATTAGCTGTTGTAAGAATGACCAACAGTGAGTCTCATATTGAAAAAATAACTAAGCTTAGTAAAATTAATATAAACCCAAACAGAGCCCATGCAAGATTATGGATGTCAAGCATAGAATATGCTTTGAACAACATTGATGATCTATACAAGGAAACTTTTTCGCCAGAGGATTATTTAGATTCAAATTTGTGCTACGAATCTGATAGCAAAGACAATAAACAGGTAAGGAGAAAACACTTCAGAACTAAACCTAAAATTACAGTTGATGACAAAGTGAAGTTAGCAACAGTTGGAATAGAATCCAGAAAATATAAAGACGATTCATCTGTGAATTCTATAATACAAGAGAAAAGAAAAGGGTTCAAGTCTGACGTTTCTACAATTGACATAGATTTGTTTGTGCGTGATTTTAGGATTGAAGACATGAGAGAACTATTTGAAGATCTGTACTGTGATGTAGAAGAACTTTCTGAAAAAGCTCTTGAAACAATTGGTGTAACAAAGTCAAGAATGGGAGTTGCCAATGACTGCTACAATTTCTTTGAGGATTTCTCATACTCAAATCTTGGAATCTCATTGGAAATACTTGAAAATGTGATTGAAGAAGTGAACATATCCAGAAATCAGTATTGTGTTTCTGGTGAATTCATACTTAAGACTCTGTCCAAATTCAATCTTTATTTGCTCATAAAACCAACAAGGCCAGATGCTCAAGTTTTTTTCTCACTAATGGTTTTAAAAGAAGATATGTTGTACAAATTTGATTTGCCCTTCAAAACATTTCATGATTTTGGTGATGCATACATATCAGAATTTGTAAGTTTAAATCAACATTCTGTAACGCATTATTTATATTTAAGGGAAAAAATGGCATTGACGTATGCTATGTGGATGAATTTGCATTCTGAGTATTTATCTAAGTCATGTTTTTCAGTATCTGATGACTGTAGAATGCATTTTAATGCTAGCATGCTTTTTTGGATGGAAGGTAAAGAACAAACTAGCAAAGAAGTACAGCAGATCAGATATGCATATATGGAATGTTCCAAAGATAATGGGATGATGTTTGATCCGCTAAAAATATTAAATAAATGGGAGGAATTTTCTAGAAGTAGACTTTGTGTATGGATGAGACACAAAGTCATCAATTGCTTCATGAACATGAAACCCAACAAAAGTTACACTTCAGTTTCAGAGTTTGATGTTTCAGAGTTTGACAAATCATTAGACAAAGACTGTTCTTTGCTTTCATGGGTTACGGGAAAAGAAGTCAGAAAATTTGAAATAGCTTTAAATCTATCATATTTTGGTGTGTTACACAACAAAGAAGATTCAAAAGAAATGCATGGATTCCTTAAAATTTTTGAAAAAGTCATATCAGAAGAACTGAAGATGAGGGATCTGAAAACAGAATTTACAGGAACAGAAAATTGTGATTATGCTTTGCTGAAATCTCATGAGTTTAATAGAGACTTTGTCTGTCATATGGGAGACACTATAAAGCATGCATTAGATGACAAATTTGGCGATGCTGAATCATGGATAATGAGCAGATGTTCAGAAAAGCTTCTCAGTAGAAGTATTGAACATCTTGCAACCATGAAAAAATCAGCAACTGGTGATTTGTCAAGAGAAGAGCATATTAGAGACACTAAAGAAAATGAGAGAATTACTTGTCTGGAAGCATCTATTAACATGATGTCTGAAAAGTATGATGTTAAGTTGATGAAGCAAGTCGGAACATTAGCAAATGAAGTAGACGTTGAATATGGTGGTATTGTATGCAATCTATTCAAGAAGCTGCAAATTGGAGGAGTGAGGGAGATTTTTGTTCTTGAATTTAGATCAAGGGTTGTTGTGCATTTTTTAGAAACTATAAGCAGAACCATATGCGAAGAACTTGAAAATGAAATGTTGACAAAAGGTACTGGTAAACTAGCTAAAACGGATGAGCATTTCAACAATGTTATGTCAAGATATACTGAGTCAAAATTCATAGCCACAGTGATTAATTCTGATGATGCAACAACTTGGGCTCAGAGGTTCATTATGCCTGTCTTTGGCTGCTTTCTTAGTAGATTCTTACCAAAAGATTTCGTTGTGCCAGTAATGAATATTCTCAACCTTGTTACATCAAAAAAACTAGAATTACCACATCAACTTCTTGATCTATTTGACAAACACCCAAATGAGAGAGGCTTTGATGCAGGCATGAATGAGTTAAAAGAGCAGTATTTAGGTTTGTCAGAAAATCATGATTTGCTTAATCCAAGAAGTAGAATGCTTAAGAATAGATCAAATATGATGCAAGGAATTCTGCATTACACTTCAAGCCTTCTGCACTCTGCCTACATGCTTTCTTGGTCACAATTTTCATCTGGTGCAATAAGAGCTATGGCTGTCAAACAATATAAAATAAATGTTAGAGACATTTCTGTTTTTATAACAACAAAAGTTTCTTCAGATGATTCATCGTGCATTGCGACATGCTTAATTGAGAAGGCAAGCAGTGTGACAAAAGAGCCATATAGTGCATTAAGTGTGAGGAGACTTCAAGGGTTATTAGGTGTTTTCACTGAACTTAAAGGGAAATTATATCCTCTTTTTTGTTCAAAACAAAGTTATGAAAAGAGTACAACATCAAGTTACTCAAATATAGAAGAATTCAACTCTTTGTGGTATTATAAAAACACACTACTAACTCCAATAATTAAATTTGTGTCGGCTTCAATAAGGACTCATCCAGCTTCAAAGATGGATGACAGGTTCAATGCTTTTGCAAATTTACGAAACAACCTTTTTGAGCATTCAGGATCAATAATGCTATGCAACATTTGTCAAATTGGACAGATGTCAGCCCATTACAAGACATTGGGATTAAATGTGAATAAACTATGGCCTTTGATGAAAGATTTGCTGTTGAGGTCACCACATCCTTGTCTTGGTTTTTTTGTGCCGGAACAGCCATTGTGTTGTGGAATGTTTGGTCATGACATGGCTTGTTACATAGCAATGAAATCTAGTGTAAGGTTCAGACAAATTCATTCTGGCTTATACAAAGATGAATCTTTTGAGTTCACTGAAGATGGCAAACCTACCACAAGAACATATCTGTCTCTTGGCCAGTCACGAAAATACTTTGACTTTAAAAGAAAATTAGGAATAATAGATTTAGAATTGAAAGAAGCCATAGAAGATGATGTTATGCTACTTTACAGAGAATCTAAAAATTCCTCTGATGCATTAACTAAGCTTAAAATTGCTGCATCTAATCCTGCATTATCTGAATCAATGGTGTTTCAAACAGATTCAAAGCTACATGCATCATCAGTGTTTGTGCTACAAGACAAAGTTATGCTTCAGTCTAAGGGACTTATGTCTGCAAATTACAATCACAAAACATTTTTTGAAATGGAAAAATGTCTAAACATAGATGAAGATGCAGGTGATTTAAGTTGGATGTTTCCATTTTCAAATTTTTATGATTCTGTGTTGCAACTATTACAATCATATAGGAACAGTTCTCTTGGAGCATTTATAAATAAAAGATCAACATCAAGTAAACTGGATATTAAATCTGATTCTGTAGTTCAGAGTGTCTCTTTGTATGATGTTGTGCGTAGGCTTTGGTTCAACATGCCAGAAATCAAAGGCACTTCTTATGCTCACAACCTTGTGTTTGAGCATTATAGAACAAAATTTTCTTGGCTCTGTAAAGATGTCAACTCAACTTTAGAGAGCTCTCCTTTTAATAACCACTTGTCTTTAAGGAATTTCTTAATGTCAATATCATCTAAGAAAAGGACAGTAAGAAGTTATTGTCCAAGCAATGTGTCTAGTTCGCCAATGGACATAGTTAGATCGATGGTAGAAAATTGTCAGTGGAAAGGCCAAAAATTAAATTATGTGACAATGAACGACATGATTGACACTAATGCTAATCTTCAAATGCTCACAGAAAGACTTTGGAGATGTTTAAGATGCCCATCATTTAAAATTGACAAAATATCCATAATTGAAGAGCTATTGAGCATGAATTCTGACCCTCTTGAAAGTGCAAAACTATCAACACAAATGTACAATCTGAGTAAAAATCAAATAGCCTTGTCTGTTCTAATAAAATTCTCAAAAATGAGAGGAAATAACTTTGTCAGCAACAAAGTCATACCATCACTGATAGAGAGATTCAGAATGGGAGTTTTGGGCTATTTTAGTGTCAGACAAAAATTAGTTTCTGGATATTATGTTGGCAAAGGAATTTATTCAGCAATGATGGAAGGTTTTAGAGTTGAAATTGTGGCTGAAAATTCTTCTGTAACTCAGATCATCTGCAAAAATGAATTAGAATTGAAAATGATGAATCACACTTTATGGCAATTCATAAAAGATGTTGGGTGGAATCTTGTCAATTCAGAACCTGCAAGTATGATGTGGGATTTTACCAATAAAAGAATGACAAGGTTCAAATCTGCTAAATCCATACAAGTGAGTTTTCAAGAACTTGATTCATTAGTTGACTACAACCTGTCAAACATGGAGATCGAGCTAACACATTATGACACAATCAGGCTGGTTTGCCAGGAAAGAGGCAGGAGATTCACTCTGTTGTCATATAAGATCAAGAATAGAGATTTGGGAATGAATGACACTCATAATGAAAACATTGATTCACCCTTAATAGATGATGTCGTGTCTTGCTGGCTTAAAAGTAAAACTTTAGAAACAGAAATATTAGAGGATAAAATACTAAATGATGTGAATTTTGAGAATTGGTCTTGTGATGTGATACGAAGACGTTTGATTGGGCTAAACAGGCTGCCAAACCTTGACTCTTTGTTTGAAAATGAACAGTCTGATGAACCAGAAGCTGCAGAACACGATGATATTGTGGCAAAATACATGACTGAGCTCTCAATGGCACAATTCACAAAAGAAAACATGGAACAGATGCTTGACATTTTTGGAGATATGAAAGATTTGTCTGCCTCATCAAATTCCTCAGAATCTGAATCTTCTAGAGATGATGATGATGTTGAGAGATTTATGTTGATGGAAGATGCAAACACTGGATACGAAGACATGTCATGGCTAGATTTTGTGAAGCTGCCCTTCAATCCAGGAATAGTGAATGATTCTGCTGTCACAAATAAGTTTTTTGATGCTTTTATAGATGCATATTTTGCATCATTTGGTAGAAAATTTTACATTTATTTTGTGAAAAAACCTACAAAACTAACTGACCTTGTGTTAGCTAAGCGAGAAAGAGACAAAGCAGACAGAGACATTTTTGGATTATCCGATGTTGATCTAATCATTTGATTGCTCGTCCTGTTTTTTCTTTAAAGATGAATTTATT